CCTATTTAGTTGTGTCTTCTGGCATTGTCGATGTCGGAGCTGATCTTGGTGTAATTATCCCCGGACCTCCTGATCAGAGTTACGCAGATGTTTATAACGTACAAATAACGACTTATTTAAACGTAACAGTTGCTAATCCAGGCACGGGAAACATCTTTTATATAGATAATCAACCTCAAGCTGTACTTCAACTAAGGCGAGATCAGACTTTTATTTTTAATCAATCTGATCCATCAAACGCGGGACATCCTTTTCGGTTCTCCACGACCAGTAATGGCACTCACGGCGGTGGGGTTCAGTATACAGTCGGAGTAACAACTAGCGGAACGCCTGGAACGCCTAATAGTTACACACAAATTGTTGTTGCCGATTCAACACCGTCCCTTCTGTATTACTACTGTTCTGTCCATTCAAATATGGGCGGCTCTGCTGTAGTAGCAACAGCAAACAGCAACCAGTGGTATAAGAGCACTGCATTTAGGACTGTTCCTCAAGCTGTTTCTGGTTACTGGATTGGCTACACTCCCGGTGTTGCGTATCAACCAAGTGGGGCTCTTAGCGCTGAGGAAGGATACAGACCTCTAGGTTTTTCAACCATCGCATATGCCAAAGTTCAAACTTCTTTTAGTTCAAATTTTGGTGTCCGGCAAACTCTCCCTTATACGTATTTCGGAGGTGTTGCGCCAGATAATCAAGATTATTCTCCTTATAAAACACCAGACTCTAATACGGTTGCTGAGGGTATTACAGGAGGTGGAGTAACTCACGGTCGATATGAGGGCGGTCTGTTGACGACGGCTGTTAGTTCAGGTGTTGCTACACGAGCTGATTGGACATACAATCCACCGGTCTATTGCCGTACATACACGGAAGCAACCAGGGCTCAAGTTCCTGGTTTAATGTCGGCTGTAATCCGCACCATCTACCGTGGCGGATCAACGCGCTACGTTTCGAACCTAGGTTCGGTGTACTTCCAAGGTTCTGAAGGTGTACGTAACATTGTCAGGACATTTAGTGCGTCTGTTAACTCCAGCAATCAGAAAGGTTAAACGCTAAAAATGCGACAAGAAAGTGTTCATACAAGTGTTTTTTCGTTAAATTAAGTATGTAGTTTTTCGGAGGTTGACGCTTTGTTCGTCGACAATGATTTTCCGAAGCTGCTCGGCGCAGAACTCTACCGTCCGCATCCTGCGTACGTTGTAGAGATGGCTGCAGAGCCGGTTGTGGTGCATGACTTGGACTCATACGTCTAGAGTCCCTTTAGGTGAAAGCCTTTAGGTTAAACTCCGTGAATTGCTGGAAAGCCGGACCCGAAAGGGAGGCCAATCAGCAGCCAAGCCAACCAGAAATGGTTGGAAGGTTCAACGACTAACACTGCTCAAATGCTCTCTCGTAGCGTTTGACCTTCATTATGACACTCGAACTAATCGAGGAAAGTCAAAATGGAGCGAGGCTGACCGCAACAAATTTGTTGTAGAAGCCGATAAGGTGACACGAGTGCGGAGCACCCAAACAGAGGACAATCCTGCTGTGGGTGAAGATATAGTCTACTCATCAACGTCCTTAAGTTGATGTTACGTGAGGATAAAGAGCCTCTCGGTGCTTATTAAAGCATTACAGGTAGCAAACAACCCGGCCAAACCGTTCAGCTTGACCGTTATCGTTTTTGGGGCAACCCCGGCTCTAAGGAGTCTCGGGAGCGCACTGCTGAGCAGACCATCGGTACTGCCAACAGCCGAAATATTGTTAAGGACAAAGTTCTCGTGACCCTTCGCGAGTACACCGGTCCTGCTGACCCGAGTGATCCCACTCAGCCGAGCACCTTCAAGATTGCTCGCGAGACCCTGATCACCGCTCAGCGTCTGCTGCTGGATACTGGCAACCTTACTGCTTTCCACCAGTCGATTGGTTCTCTGACTCTGCTCGACGACTATCGTCGTTGGCGCGATCGGGTGTTCATCAACGAACTCCTGAAAGCTGTTTCCAAGGGTCAGTCTTCGGACAGCCAAGGTGGTTATTACTACCCCGGTGATCTCGCCGTCGGTAGTCTCACCTACGCAAACGCCGAGCAAGCTAAGTTCGACGTTAAGGATGACCTGCTGCGCGTGGTGAAGAGCCTGCGCAAGCGGAACACTCCCACTTATCAGGATGGTTTCTATCGCTGCGTTTGCGATCCTACCTTCCTGATGCACCTGCGCCAGAACAGCGACTTCCGTGAAGTTGCTCGTTATCCCGGCAACGGTCAAATCAACCCCCTGATGTCCTCGATGCAGCCCAACGCTGCCATCTACATGGGTCAGGGCTTCGGCCAAGCCACCTTCGTGGCTGGTGAGCCGATCATGCCGACCGGTTTCGTGTTCGAAGGTGTTCGCTTCTTCGAATCGACCAACATGCCCTCGCAGTCTCAGACTGCAACCATCGGCGGTACTTCGTCTTCGTACGAATCCGCTATCGGTATGTTCTTCGGTCCGCAGTCTGTTGGTGTTGGCATCGGCGGTAATAACGCCCAAGTGCTGCTCAACAACAATGACGACTTCAGCCGTTTCATCATGATGATTTGGAGCCTGTACGCAGGTTTCGAACTTCTGAACGCTGATTTCGCCACCATTGCCTACTCATTCAACGCTTGAGGAGGTAATTAATCATGACTGTTAATCCCGCACAAATCTCAGTTGCCAAGATTTATCCTGGTAACTACACCAACGTTCTTCGTTATTGGCACGAAGAGAAGTCCGTCGTTTATCTGAACGAAAACGGTACTTCGGAAACTCTGACCAACCAGCCTGTTGGCGGTCCTGTTGGTGTTATTTTCCAACCCGGTTGGATTGCTCAGCAGGCTATTGGCTACGTCGACCTGTCTTATCAGGCTCTGGGTAGCGTTAACCAGCTTGAGTATTACACTCAACCCTACGGTTCTGGTCTGAACGGTTCTAACGGTTCCTTCAGCAGCGCCAACGTCATCATCCCTTCTCCCGATTACCACAAAGATATTCGGGCTGACATCACGAACGGTATTACCGTTCCTTCGGGTGCTTACGTTTACCGGACTTCACTCCGTGTCGACGGCGGCGACGTGATCAGCAGTGGTGTTGGTGGTGGTTCGGCCACGCCTCAGCTGACCCTTGTTCCCGCAATGGATCAAGGTCTGCGTGCTGACGGCACCGTGGTCTCCGGTAAGTTTGGTGTTTCGGTTACTGGTGCGAGCAGCCGTATTGAAAACGGTACGTTCAACTCGGTCAACATCATCAACTCCAACAACTTGTCTGCTCTGACTGCAGACACCACTTGGAAACTGTTCGCTACTCGCAACCTGGGCGGCGTTGTTGCTTCCGGTTTGACTCTGGCTTCGGGTGTCTATGATCCCCGCGCTCAGTCTGGCAAACTGGCTGGCAAGAACAAAGCTCTTGGTATCTGCGAAGTTTGCTGGATTGTTCCGGACGAAGCGCCCAAGCGTGACGATCTGGCCCTGCAACCCGGCGGCCTCGTGGAATCGAGTGTGTACACTTCGACCGTCCCGGCCTGATAACTGTCGGCAAAATAAAGGCCCCTCTTCGGAGGGGCTTTTTTATTAGAACATGAGAGGCACTTTTTCGTATTCAGGTCCGCGCTCTCTCGGTTTGTTTTTGCTCCACTCTCGAATACGTTCTATTTGTTGTCCGGTTGTAGCTCCTGGATCTTTACCTTGTCCAAGTTTGTAAGCTAACCGTCTCAAAATTGTTTCAGGATTAATATTTTCTAAGGGAGTATCAGCAACAGCTCCGACGACTGCGGGGATGAAATCCAAACCACCTGTGACCGCACTGGCGGCAGCTCCTCCTCCTCCAATAATTAAAGCGTTTAAAATTCTCTGCGCTGCACTTGCTTCGTTGGGGTTATACATCTCTGCTACGCCGACTCCTAAGTCTCCTGCGAACGGAATATGCTTAAGAAATCTTCCCGCCAATCTAAAACCAGGAATTTGCGGCATTTTTAATCGGTTGCTGTTTTCAGTATAAATTAGGTAAACTAACGATAGATACTGTCCGCATAATGACTGTCGCCGAAATCAAAGAATTTACTTACACCCCTAACGGTGTGAAAGTAGAAGTTGTTAGTTCACATGATGAAGGCGAATACTTCATGGTGCGTTCTTTGACGACAGGTAAAGTTTTCTTTGCCCATAAGAACCAGATTGATGAAAAAGTTACAGAAACCAAAGAAAGCGAAAAACACGTTAAGCAACGCCGTGGTCGGCAGGTAGTTAAGCCGGAGGTGCAGGCATTCACTCGCATCAACATCAACAGCGCCACGCCGCAGCTCTTAACGCAGGTTCTTAAGGGAGTAGGAATGAAGACCGCTACTGAAATTAAAGAGCTGCAACAAGCTCAACCGGGTGAGCGTTTTACCAAACTCGATCAGTTGAAGTCCATTAAAAACATCAACTGGGACGAAGTTTTAGAAGGCGATCACGTTTATGTCGAATAGTTTTTAAGTAATTTAGAATAAAAAGAGAGGATAACAACACCCGTGGCACAGTTAAGCACGCAAGAGCTTGAACAAATTCAAAGTTACCTAGCTCAGCAGGGTGTTGTTTTTCAACCTGATACTACAGACGCTACTAAGCGCGAAGTAGTTTACGCTGCGATTAATCAGCTAACGCGTAATCCGGCACAGGTTTTTGGTTATAGACTTGATGATTTTAACTTTAGTCGTACTGCATATCACTTAGGATATAATATTGCTACTGTTCCTGCTGGTGACTACGCTAGATTAATGGAAGCGTGTAATAGTATTCCTAGTGAATTCTATTACGATAAAATTGTCCAGC